TGTTCCATCGCGCCTATCTGGGAGTTGATGGCTGCGAGTTGTTCTCTCACTGCCGCAAACGCCGGCGATAAGGAACCCGCGTAATTACCGACATTATCTTGAAAACGACCCGTGTCACCCTTTAAAGCTTTGAAAGCGGCGTCTACATCTTTTATCTCACTAAGCAGCGCTTTACCTGCGTCTGCATTTTTCCCTTCTGGGGATAGATTATCATAAACATGTTGAAGCTCCTTAAGCCGATTTTCAAGCTGCACTGTGGACCCTGCGGCCGATTGAAATTGTTTTTCCAAGACAGTAAGCGTCTTTGTAACATCTCCGTTGGCGACCTTGAGGGATAATTGTTGAGCAAGTAGCGGCTCAAGCCTTTTTGCATAGTCTTCGGCAGCAATATTCCCCTCAGCATAGGCGCTTCTGAGCTTTCCGATTGTTGCGGCGAGATCTTCCATTGCTACTTTGTTCTGTGCTGCCAGACGTCGAAGCTGATCCTGAGACTTAGCCTGACCGTCTGCAGCAGCTACGTTGGTCTTTTGCGATGACGCCAGCGCGTCGCTGGCTTTCTTAGCCTCCTGATGTTTGGCAACCTGATCTGTTATAGTCTGGTTGTATTGAGCAGCCTTCGCCTGGAATTCGCCCATTGCCTGAGCGCCGTCATTGATCGACTTTTTCAGATCGGCCAATCCCCCACCTCCCAACGGATTGAACTTGGTGCCATCGTATTCCTTCAGCTTCCCGAAGAGGTCCACAAACAAGTCTAGCACCTGCTTTTTTTCAGCTGTCAGTTCATCGATATTGAACCCAAGTTCTATGATATTTTGCGCCGGCATGGTTATCTTCGGTTCGTTTTAATTTTGTTCTGCATTTTAGCTTCCTCTACCTGGTCGCGTTGATCCTTTATGATGAGAGCGAGCTCTTCTACGGTCGTTCTATCTTTGTCGATAACGAAACGGGCCTGCTGAAGGCGGTTAAGCATGGTCACGAAATCCTTGCGACTCTCTAAAATGGTGTGCTCTTTTTGCACTTTCTTTTTCCGCAATTCGACCAACTCCTTAACTTTTTGGTCAACCTTTGTATCGTATTTTTTCTCCTTCATTTCGATCTGAAAGAGTTTTTTGAAGAAAGCATCCCGATCCATATAATTTGCATCCCAGTATAGATGATGCCCATATCTTTTGATCATATCCAGGCCCGGCAAGAATGGAATATCAAACTGCTCCATGAACTTCCTCTGTAAGTCAACAAACCGGTGTATAAACTGGATGCGAGTGTCAAGTGAGTTGATATAGGCAACGATCTCGAATTCCTGGGATTGGTACAGATCGGAATAATCGACATACTCTGCATAGATGTATTCGAAGGCCATTTTAAGGTCGTCTTCACTGCCATCTCCGTCAATCAGTAGCACTCTATACCTAGCGTCGAAACTGCATTGCATGAATTGCTTCACCGTACAATCGGCCGCCCGCTGGATGATATTTTGAGGAATAGGCATTAGCTGGTTCCTTTGGTATAGAGGTGTTGTTTGATCAAAATGTATCGTTGAATATCTTTGCCACTATCCTTCCAATGCTGCAATTCTTTTAATAGGGTAAGAACATGATCCCGGGCAACCTCATTCGCCAATTCTCGTACAGCATCCTTCGATATGGTGATCGTGTTACTCACTGGTAATGGTTAGCCCTGTTTTCGCCTGCAAAGCCTCTTTTACGGCCGGCAGCGTAATAGTTTCAGCGAATTCCAATCTTTTCTCTGCATCCAATCCCTGTGCATTTTGATGAACCTCAAATACTTTATCTCCAAATTCAGCGGACGTCTCAATTTCAAAAACCTCCCCATCAACCTTAGCCGAAAGCGAGTCGTGGAATTTTCCGTTAATGAAAAGATTGGGCACATCGAGGGGCCTTTTTGCATTTGGAGTGATCTTCTGCTTCCATTCCGCATACCGCTGCGCTGCACCCGGTTTTTTGAAAAATGGGTTCTCGCTGTAAAATGGTCTTATGTACTCCCCATCCACTCCGCGCCCTTCGAGCATCTGCTCACGTTGCAAATCGGCAATCGCGTCAGTATTATCCTCAACAATCGTCTGCAACTCTTGACCGAAGTCAAAAGCCTGCAATTTGGCTATCAGTTGCGCGAAGTCATCCAGCATAGCGGAGATTTTGAAAAGGGGCCGCGATCTCTCACGACCCCTTTTGGATTATTGAGCAGCGGCCGAAGCAACTACGGGCTTCGCGGTCTGAGCCGCAGGCGCTGCCTTGGGCAAACCAAGTTCAGCGGCGAGTTCTTCATAGGCGGCATCCTGCGCGGAGGCAGACAGATGGCCGAATATCTTCCCCGGTTCCTTTTTCAGGTCATCCAGGGTCTTGTATTCCCTGAAGGCATCCAGGTTGACGTCAACCGCCTTGATTTTGTTGGCGTCGGCCGGTCCGAATCTTTTGTAACTCATTTTGAATTATTTACTAGGTGAATAATATTGTTATGGGATAGTGATATCTACCGATTGAATAGCCTCGTAGCCATCGATATCCGCTGCGAGCCAGACCGAAGCAGCTGCGCCGGCAACGGTATACACGCTTCCACTGACGAAAGTCCCCGTGAGCTCGATATGTCCGCCAACAATCGCTGCAGCACTGATCGTCTGAACAGCCCTCGAGCTTTTCAGCGTGACGACGAAATTGGTGATGGCGGCCAGCGGTGCGCCCAGTTTGGCCACCAGGTCATCCATGCCGCAAAGGGTCTGAATGCCAATCTTAAGTTTGGTAACCGAGGATCCTGTAGCGTCCGTGATTTCGGCATCGATCAACCCCATGAGGTCGGAGATCGTAGAATCACCCTGGAAGATGATCCCAAAGCCCACGTACTCGGCCGGCGTGAAGGTGATCTGGAAGTTGATATAGCCCGGGTTCTTGAAGTCGGCCAGATCGGGCGACGGGCTGTACATGAATGTACAGCGCAGACCGCTGTAGGTGCCGTCCTCGTTCTTGCGCATCAGCAACTGGTTGGCGTTGTCCACTTCGATGATGGAATAGCCCGACTTGTTCAGGGATTGGAGCGCCTCGGCATAGCAGATACCTGCCTCGGTCGTAGCGAATGCCCGGGTGAGGGTTCCGTACCGAACGAAGATCGGAGTGCCGTCATCCTGAACGGGGATCACATCGCTTTCCTTGCTGAGGGTGATCTTGCGGATAGGTACTTCGGGTCCGAACAGCGGATAGATACGCTGGCCCAGCGGGGCGTGAATGGCATCCGTCAGCCAGGTTGTGAAATCTTCCAAATCCGAATCGTCCCACGTGAGATCGGGTGGAACCGCGTAAAGCATCGAGGTAGGGCCCATGGACTCATTACACTCGACACCTGTGTTTTTTATGGTGGCGCCTTTTAAGCACGCCCTTACAATAGCACTCATCTTGAATTGATTTTAATAGGTTTTGTACATGTTGAAACTGTCTTGAACGTGAGTTGAAGATTTTGGAGCTCGATCGCGTCGAGGTAATCGTTCATATTTCCGCCTTCCGGCTGATTTCCCGGCCGGTCCCATTTCAGCAGGGAGAAAGCGCCAGGATCGTTACCGACTATATTCGGATGCAATGCCAGTTGCCGCTTGAACTCCATGTAGATCGGGTAAAGCGTCTTTTTGAACGTCTTCTGATATCGCTTCGCCGGTGAGTCATTGAAATCCGTGAGTGTGGCGATCGATATCTTAGGAAATTTCACTTCCGCGTAATATCCTGTGCCGGCTTGCTCTGGGAAATCCATAAACAAAGCGATCAGCGGATAGCGCAAGCCTTTTGTCGATGAGGCTCCAGCCATCTTCTGCAGCTCGGCGAGAAGTTGAGTGGGGCGCCCATACAAATAGTCGATATGGGCATTCAGCGTGGGGAAAAGGACAGAGTCCACCGCCTTAACCACTTCGCCAATGACATCAACGATATATAAGGGCGCCGTACTCATTAGTCGGTCTGTTTACGGGCTACGAGTTTACCGCTGATAGACCCCTGCATGGTACCGGTGCCGGTCCATTGGACCCCGTACCATTTCCACCCGCGCTGGAAACTATACCCCTTGATATAGCTTGCCTGGTTAGGAACGGTTACGGTGTCTTTGGTGATCTGGCTGATGTCGTGCCAGTTGGTGCCGTCATCGCTGCCAACAGGGACCATCGTTCCGCCCTGAGTACCGGAAATTTTGGTAATCACGACGGTCGCGGTGATCGTCTCCTTGTAACCGACGGTATTAACCCCCATGATCCGGACGCCGGTATTGGTCACCGTGTCGAGCGAACCGCCGCTGGTCGTGGACAGCATAGTGGTCTGCGCCGACCCCGCGAAGGCCATCGCCAGCAGGCAGACGGCCAGTAAAGAGCTTTTCAAATACGTTTTCATTATCGAATGAAATTTGATCGTTAATAAATCGGGTTCATAAAACCAAAAACCTTGAGCGCATGATGTTCGTCGGCGAGCGTCCATTCCGGATAGATCGTTGGATCTGCATTGGTTGTAGCCTCCATGAACTCGCAGAACTGTTTCACCCACTCGTGCATTTCATTCCAGGCGCTGGCCAGCTTTTTACGCGGGCTTGCATTCCTTGAATTTTCTGCTTGCGTGACAACCTCACCGAAGTCTGTGGTTTGGGTGGCGTAATTCCGTTTGTACTGGTAGTAGACGTAGTTGGCAATACAGCTTTCGGATCCCGTCACATCGACCGAGTTGATAGAATCGGTGCGCTGGTCGAACTGGGAAAAGATCTTTTCACCAGTCTCCCACACATCGCCATCAGTAAGGAGCGTCAGGACGCCGGTGTCGATATCCCAGGAATAGTCTACATCCGGATAGATCGGGCTGCCATCGCGGAAATGAATAGGCGTCCATCCTCGCCAGTCATCCGTACCGTTCGTTCCATCGAGCGTCGCCGTGTTTGTGTTGGGCACAAACCCCGGCGTTGTGCCAGCGGTTACGTAGACAGGCTTTTTGTAAGCCAGGTTGCCGGATATGGTGAAGATGGGCGAATCCGTCACGATGATCCCTTTCCACTTTTGGAGACGTCCCTGAAAATCAGTGTACTCTTTGCCGTACAGGATATCCAGGAAGCGTTGATCCGGGGTCGGCGTGACCGCCATGCCGGCGACGAAAGCCTTGTACAGCGGATAGCCGAATAGCATCTGCAGGAACCTCGGTTCATATTTGGATATGAACAGCGTGAGCCTTTCGGCTACCGCGGCTTCATCCGTGTTCGGAAGGGAGAGCTCGCCAACAAAATATGATGCGTCAATAAAGGACATTATTCCGCTTTTTGCTCGTCAAACATGGTTGCGATTCCCATAGCGATGAACTGTTTGGCCGTTTCGGGTGCCACTACCTTAATGTCTCCATCCTTGAAATGCCGGTCTTTCTTCCAGTTTTTCGGGTATTCGATTTTCACCGATACCCGGCTGGAAGGAGCATGCTGACCTGCGTTGGCCGGCGAAGCCATAGAAACAGTGGCGATCACCGTATGCCGGCCCGGCAATTCTTCATTTCCTCCCGAGATGATCAGCGGCAGAACATTCGATTCCGGCTTGCTGATGGTTTCCGTTTGGATCGGCGGAACATCGACAGTAGTCTCGCCCTGAGCTTTCGGCGCTCCTTCTGGTCCTTCCAGTTCATCCAGTTCATCCAGTTCTTCGTTCATGACTTTCGAGCTTTTGCGTTATAAAATTGGTTATGCGGAGATCGCGGCCTTGACGGTGGCGAAATCGGGTCCGCTTACGATCGCAACCTTCCGAACGGAAGAGATGTAATCGTAGTAGAACTGCTCCATAACCGTTGAGAATGAGTTGTTGCCGAAGTCGTTACCGTTGTAACCAACCCGTACGATCAACCCGCCGCGCAGGATGATGTTGTACTGCTTGAGGTCGCCGGCAATCAAACCGTCAGCACCCAGAGAAGAGGCGTCGATCGAAGGGTTGCCCACGAACGATACTCCTGCCAGTACTTCCGGCGGGTTCAGGTAAGAGCCGAGCGTGTTCTTCTGAATGCCCATGCGGTACTTCTTGTTGGTCCCCATGATGGCCGTGTTGGTCTTTGCTCCGCCGAACGTAGCATTATCGACCTGAGCGGCGAGTGCGGCGATAGCATCGAAGTCGTTCACGTTGGCAACGCCGGTCGCACCCTTGAAGGCAACACCCTGGTTATACAGCGTGGCAGCCGCGATGATATTAGGTAGAATGGCCTGGTTGACGCGGTTGATCACATCGATGCGTCCTTTGTTGAGCAGATCGCTCTCCAGTTGGGCGAAGTCGATATGAAACTCTTCGGTGATGCCGATCAGCGTCGCTTCCTTTTTGTAGGTCGCGCTGTTCAGCTGATAGAGGTACTGCGTACCGGGTTTTGCTGCACCTTCAGCGACCTGAGCCGATGAACCGACTTTCGGCTGCTCGTCAAACCACATAGCGAAAGGCTGTGCGGAGATGTAGGACGCATTGATCGTATTACACAGATCGAATATCCAGGCCGAGTTGCGGTACTGGCTGTTGATCATCGAACCGGCTCCGACGCGGAGCAGTGTAGCAGCATCCAGCGCTTGGGTGATAGATGCAACCGCGCCGGCGGGCACACCAGCAACGGAGGCTTCGTACCCGGTGGTCTTGGTCGTGTCGATCGGTTTCATGACCCATTCACCCTTGGCGTTGACATTGAGCATGTACTCCTTTTTGCCATTGCCCTGCGAATAGATCTTGCGCAGTTCCTCGTTGTCCGCGCGAAGCACTTCGGCCGGCGATTTGGTGCCGATCTGGTCGGAGCTGAGTTTGAGCGCCACTTCGGCGAGGGTCGTACCCTGCTTTTCGCAGATCGCCTTCACAGCCTCAACAGCGGTCCTGGCGGCATTCGAGTACTCCTCAAAAGATTCCTTGGTGATGTAATTACCGTTTTTGACCGCATCGATCGCAAACTGCTTGACCTTGGCTTCGTAGGCATCAAGCTCGGCTTTTACCTTTGCCGCCATCTGCGGCCCGAGCTGTGCTACGAGAGCATCTAATTCTTCCTTCGTGATCATTGTTTTAAAATTGAACGGGTTAAATAAATTTTGTTTCTGCTATAGCGGCCAGCGAATCGAATGTTGGAACCTCTGTCGACGTGCTGTTAGGCGAATTGTATTGCCCACATCCCGGACATTTGCTCGAACTCGATTGATCGGTGCTATAGATCGTCGTGCAGTTCTGGCACATGACGATTCCTTTTATGGCGCCCAAACTGTCGAACGGCGGCGGCTGGTCCTTGTCAGTGCTTTGCAGCGGCTGGGTGCCAGTGTCGGCTTTTACATCGAGGGTCGGCGTCAATTCGTTTGATCCAAACAGTACGCAGGAGTTTTCCAGCAGCTTGATCTCGGTCACGACCCAGAAATAGCCGCGAGCGTCAACAACTTCCTTGTTGATCACCTGCGGATAGTATTTGTTCCAGAAGTCGTATTCCTTCTCGCTGTCCTTATCGTTGATGCAGAGCGATATTTTCACGTACTGCAGCCCGATGGAGTGCTGGTTGATTTTCTTTAGCTTATACTGATTGAAAATTTTCTGGTTGTAGGAGGACATGACGTCCGTCTCGAAGATCAGGACCTGGGTAGAGCCGGTTTGATTCAACCCGAGATCGGTCAACTTCATATCCTTGCTGTAGATCTTCGCTACCTCACCGATCTTAGCTTCGATCTGGTGGATGTGATCGTGCAGGTGTGGGATCATGCCCTTCCGCTGCTTGATCGTGTTCTTCCAGCAATCCGGAATGAGTACGTCGAGCTGGCTGTCACACCAATTAGCGGTATTGGCGACGACGGTCACATGAACACTATCGTCGTCGGGAATCATAGTGCCGCCATCGGCATTGCCATCCTGGTCCTCATCGTCGGTAGCATCGGCCTTGATGATCGAGCCGTCCTTTTTCACCTTTAGCCGGCTCACTTCCGGCATGCAGGAAAACGGATCGCTGTGTTTGACGATCGATTTTTTTTCCGCGATCAGCGCCTCTTTGTTCTCAATGAGATACTTAAAGAGGGTTGCACCGGACAAATCTTTCAGGGCCAATAGCTTACTCATTTCTTGACGATTTCATTTGTTTTAACCTGCCGGTCCTTGATCTCGCGTTGAGTTTCCAGGGCGGCTTTATCGATTTTCGGTTTCTCGACCGGCTTAGTTTCCATTGTTGTTGTTGTTTTGGTTATTAGAATTTGATGCAGCGGTATCGCTCGATACATTCGGTCCTGCCGATGCGGCCGGCGGCGGAGCAATAAGTCCTTGGGCGACCATTTGGCTGTAATACAGATCGCGGCCCGGGACCGTGTCCATACCGAGTTGTTGCCGCCATTCGTTCCATGTGAGTAAGTCGTGTGTGAACTCGATCAGCAGGGCTTGGTCCATATACCAGCGGCCGCGGCCTTGCTCCGTGATATCTTCTTGTAATGCGGGTAGATGGCTGAAATCCGTGGTAACCTTCAATCCCAGATCATCGAGCCCGAAGATGTATGACCATTGTTCATCGTCGCTATCGCTGTCAGGAATAATGGAATTGGTGTACAGCGAGCGTTCCGCGATATCCTGGTTGTCGAATTTGGCGTCTACCAGGCCAAGGAGATACGGCGGATAATTGAGCCCGTCGCAGATTTGTTTGGCGTCCTGAAGCTCGCCTTCGAGTAATTTCAGTTGAGCCACGTCAAAACCGACGGTCTGCAGTTTCAGCTTCGCATCGGTGATGATGGCTTTGCGCTGGCCGCTGCGGATGCCATATTGTAGGAAGTCCTTGTGAAGGTTGGACAGCATTTCGGGGTCATTCGGGAAAATCCCGGCTTCGGGCGTATCGTTGCTGTCGTTGGTGAGCAACCACTGAGGACCACGATTGCGGATCAGTGAACCTCGGCTATCGAGGGATGCTATGAAATTGTCGATCGGCTTTTCCAGGGCGAAGAGCTTGCTGTCGGGCAGGAACAACGACACGTTGTTTTCCGTGCTGTTGTTCATCATGTAGGTACCGGTGCTGATCTGGTTCTCGCGTAAAAAGAAGATGCTGTCCGGGTTTAACTGAACAGAATGTCCCATATAGGTGAGCCAGATAGATTGGAACGGTGCGCCGGTGGTATAGAACAGGTCGGTCTTATCGCGGATCTGGAGCATCCACGGTGGGATATTCCACAACTTCCAGACGCTCGGGTCTCCCTCAAAGCCAACCGGCTTGATGATCAGCACAGGACAATAGCCGTAGATCTGTTTGTAGATATTCCCTTGGGCCTTGAACTGTTTACCGGTTTGCAAGGCGTTGGGCCGCTTCATGAGCTTCAGGATAGCCTTGGCATACACAGTATTGGCGACGCGCTTATCGTCGTCGGTCTTGACCACGGTTTTCCCGTTGACCAGGGCCTGCGCCTTCTTGTTGATCACCGCCGACACGATCGGGCAGAATTGATAAGCGATCAACGAGCTATTGAAGTTTCCCCAGATGAAGGCTTTATCCGCGCCATTGACCCCAAAGAAGAAATTGCCATTGCGCCAGCGGGATGGCTGGATAAGCTCAGAGGCGACCGACTTGGACGCGATCGCCATAATAGCGTTGCCGATATTACCCTTTATCAATTCCCGTCCTGCAATGGCGACTTTATTCATGGGCGTAAATGAAAAAAGCGCCGGCAGCATCTTTCGATGCTACTGGCGCTCAAACTATTTTTTGGCGCGACTTAATTTATAGACGACAACACTGGGGCTCTAAATCACTATTCTGCGAATACCGACCCTATCTATCACAATAGGATCGCCATTTTGCACATTCTCGCGGCCCTCGGGTTTATTTTCAGCCTCGATCCTATTCATCACGCCGCACTTGCACGGTATCTGGATGGAGCCTGCGATTACGTATCCCTTGGCTATGGTCTTTCCGCAGGCGATACAATGCACCGGCTTATCCTTACTGGCTTGATTAATAGGCATCCTGGAATTAAAAATACATTATACTAAAGAATTTGGGAGGGTTTCGACCACGCAATGGTCAAAATTGCATATAATTACCATTCCTAAGCTGCGAACCGCATGGCGCAACTACTCTTCTTCGCCATCCTGATCCGGGGGCGCGCCCGGCGTCTCGCGCATGGACAATCCTTTGATTGCATATCGGCCTGCGTCGAGGATATGATCCGGCGCGCCTTTCGAGGGCGTTGCTAAATAAACCTCGTTGCCGGTCATTAGGTCAACGCCTTTGTCCCACGTATACGCCTCCAATTCCCGCTCCAGGTCTGGATGACCAACATAGAAATTGTTATACGCCTTCACCTTGCTGATACCGGCGATGACGCTACCTGGTCCCTTCTTAGCCATCCGAAAGGGGATTCTTTCCCGGCGCAGCGAGAGTTGCATGCTCTTATCGTGATCGCCCCATACCCATGTTGATGTCGTACAGCCGTTGTTCTTCAGTATGCGGGCGAGATATTGCGGCACTGAGATGCGTAAATTATCTTTCTGCAGCAAGTCAAGTATGGCATTTTCGGAGAGGTAGAGCAGCGGTTCCCAATACCGGTCGCGCTTGTCGTAATAAATCTTCACGATGGCGCAGGGGTCTACGTTATATCCAAAGTCGAGGCCAAACGCGAAAGGCAGGTTAGGCGGTATTTTATCAACCTTTTTGAAGGTGTAAATACGCCCCATCAGCTTCCCTTTTAGCCCACGGGCATACACCTTCCATATTTCCTCGTCGGTTATATTCTCCAGCTCATCCCGCTTCTCCTGGCTAATGAATTGATTGTGGATATGCCAGCTCCGCAGGATCTTCACGCTGGAAAACTCCTTCTTTCCGGTTCTAGGGTTTACGGGACACTCTATGATCTTATCGTCCACCCAGAAGTTTTGATATGGGTTGTAATCGATGTAGACCTTGAAATTGGTACGAAAGATGAGCCGGTAAGCAATCCCCCACGACAGGCGCGGCGCCTCGCAAATGTAGAGGATATCGCACTTCGCGCCTTCGGCTTGCAGGATGTTTTCGTAAGACGTGAACTTTACCGTTGTGCCGGTATTGAACGTGATCTTGAATTCGCTTCGGTTGTACCCTTTAATGAGAGATTTAAGCGCGGCGTTTTTAGAAAACAACCCTTCGAAAATTGCGATCCCGTCTTCTTTGAGCTTGGTGAGGGTGCCCGAACAGATAGTGATCCCGTTGGGAAAATACTTTATCGACGCCCACGTCAGGCATACGCGTATCAACGACTGTGTTTTACCCGAGTACGTCCCCCCAGGGTTTATGACGATCTTTTCTTTCGCCAAAAAGTTGGCCCAGTACAAGGGCATCCGGTCGGTTTCCGGGAAGAGATTAGCCGCCGGTGCCGTCATCTGTCAGGTTGGATGGAAATTCGATGTTCATTCCTTCGGGCATAATGACACTGACCGTAGGGCCGACGGGAACGTCGTTGCCGTTCTTGTCGACTTGGCGTGCCTCCTGCTTGTCGGCCAAACCGAGCTTGCGGGCGATGATGTTCTCCTTGTAAATGCCGGCGACGGCTCCGTCGAACTGATCCGCCTCGATAATTGTTTTGATCGCGCGTATGATGGGGGCAAAATCCGCGTAACGATCATCCTTATTCTTAGCGTAATCTCCTAAATCATTTATAATCAAACGCTTTAATAAGAAGGCTTCGAATTGAACAAACGAAAGCGACCGTTCGAATTTACGAGTGATCTCATCACCGTCCTTGCCGACAAAGTCCTGTTTGAGGTAAGGATTTTCTTTCGCCCACTTCTCGTACTGCCGGAAAAGCATCCAGAGTTGTTCCGGGGATTCTATATTTTTTGGACGGCCTACGGGCATATCCCAAAGGTACTAAAGACTTTAGTAGGCAAAGGATGGGTATATTTACCTATTCGCGGCTTGACGGATGATGTCTGCGACTATCTCTTTGTTGATAGCATTACGTAGATCCTCGACAGGTTTACAGAGGTCGGGGCCTCCAGCTGGAGTCATATCGATGACTGACGCTGGAGCCGCGGCCCCGCAGCAACGTTTATACTTCTTTCCGGAGCCGCACGGGCATTGATGATTACGGCCAGGGCGCCTTTCTACCGTACGAGGCGTGAACCCCTTGCAGTTGCCGGTTTCGGCATAACGTTGGCAGATCGTGCGGCTTAATCCGTCGGTCTTGTATGCGGGACGCCCGCAGAATTGGCACAATTCGGGTTCATGCATGTATAAACGAAGTTTTTAATGTTAATGTATTGACAATCAAAATGGCCGGTCATGGCGCCGCAAAGTATTTTGCCGGGATTTAGCGAGACTGTGCCATTAGGAAATATAGTTGTCTTCTTTAAAGCGATCGAGGCCACTGTCGCGATTAGGGCGTTCCGTCACGGTGTAATTATTTTGGTGGAACGGACTGTATTTATTCCCGTCAGTCAGTCGGAACAGAATCATCGCAAGCAAATCATTGTCAGTCTGCGTGTGTTCGCCCCATTTTTCGAGCATTTGGGGTTCATTGGCGTCAGCGCAAATGTGCTCAGCTATTAATTTGATAGCCTCGGAAGGGGTTAATTCGATTGTGCTATAAATACTCATAAAGTGGGAGTTTATTTGTCTCCAGCCGGTGGCAAAAGGTGAGTTTGTGGGAAAATTGGGAGCTTTTGACGTCGAATTCCTTCATAGATCAGGCTGAAATGATATTCGGTCATACGGCACCAGTTACCCGGGATTTCGACGGACCCGCAACCGATGTCCTCGCGCACCATGATATTCCAGAGGAACAATTCATCTGATTCGGTGAAATCGTCTGACCGCCGAGCTCCAGTAGTCGTTAGAATAACGCAAAAGTTTTGACGGTCGAGCTCTTTCTCTACAAATATGAGATCGCCTTCATTTTCGTTATAGCCAAAAAAGTCCCTCATCTTGTTGGAAAAATCTTCATCTGCTCGAGATATCTGTTTAAAACCTCGTGCCAGCAGCCATTCAGGGCTTATTTCCTTTTCTTCAGGATCGATAACGATAACCTTGTCGGGTTTCCTGCGAACGGTTTCGACATTGGCCACTTCGGCGTCTTCGGTGATAATTTCCCGGCATTCACCAGTCTGTATGTTCATCTCAAATATGAAATCGTCGACGCCCAGTGCTGCATCGGGCGCGCCAGCGGCACTTACCGTCCACGCTCTAGGATTAGCCAATCGGGCCAAAAGTTCTTCGTGAGAAATTACGCGCGTCATGCCATTTCTTTTAAAAATTCGAATTTCTGTATATCCAGTCCCAAGCCCTCAAAGGCAGCAGACTTTTGCTCTAACACTTCGGCTTCGGATCGGCCAGCTATTTGTGCGTTGTCTGGCAGGTGCATGATTTTAGCTTCTGGATCGTAAATACCGAGCCCATAACACATGCCGTCGTTTTCCCATGCCCGTAGAAGTCTTACGGCTTCCTCCAGATTCTCGACGTCGTATTGTTCCACCTGGTTGTACCTCGCGGCGATAATGGTCATACTGTTTCTTTTATTTGTTCAAGCCTCCTGCATAACTCTTTATCCGCCAAACGCGACAGTTCGGCCGAACATCCGAAATACGTCTCCGGGACGAAGGGGCCGTTCAATATAGCGATCAGCTGATCATTGGTAAACATTTCGGATTCGCGCTTCAGATTCCCGGACGCCAATTGCCTTTCGAGTTGCAAAACCCTAATTTCTGCGTGATTCGCTCTAGCCTGGAAAATCTTCATGCGGGCTTCGAGTTCCTGGGGTGAAAATTCCATTGCATCCGTCATGTTGTTTCTTTTATTGTAAGCTCCTCGCCAGTTAAAGCGAAGAACCAGTTTTGTAAATGATGAACCGATTTGACGCGAAAATCGATCGTGGAGCTGCTTCCCCGCACCCGGTATTTTATTCGGGCCTCGCCGTAAGGAAGTTGATCTTCCAGATACCATGTCAATTCTATATCGTTATTTAAACGGAGGATTAGCCCAAAGTTTTTGTCCGAAGGATCGGCCAACCCCAGCAATTGAAGGTGTACCGGGGTGACCGGCACAGGCTGCAGCCAGTTTTCAAACTTTCCGCTTCGAATACAGACGGCGCTCTTAAGGCCGATCCGGTATCTGTATTCCGGCGCCTGCGGCTCATATCGAATCTCGTCGACAGTGTAAGTTCGAGCATCGTACATGACACAGTTTCCCAGTCTTAACTCCGTTGCGTTTACCATGGCTTTATGGTTAATTCTTCCCCGTTAAGGGCAAAGTACAGGTTTTGAAGCTGATGGACGAATTGAATATTGTAAAGAACCTCGCCTTGACGATATTGGTAACATTTGGAAAAGTGACCGTACTCAAGTTCGAAATATCCTTTGCGATAGATCGGTGATATTTTGAATCCAAAATTTCTCAGCCACTCTTCCGTTAACGGTGCGGGATCGGCTTCTTCGCATGAGCACCCGCAGCAGCCCATGCCGAAGGCAAAGAAGGCCGTCGTATCCAGGATGCCGTCATCCTCAATAGCCGTTACCTCGACCTGCTGATTCTGCACGAGAATTAGGTTTCCTAGCCTGAGTTCATTTGCCTTGATCATACTTTGTATTTTTCTGTTGGAAAGATTTTGCTTTACCATGGCGCCTTCCTCGCACCGGGTTCATGAACCGTGGAATACGCACCCCTCTGGCCTCCATAATAACGGAATACCGATTGAAAAAAAAGTCGTCCGACGTGATACCCGTCCTTATTTTGATCGGCCCGATCCGTTTCATGCTTTTCTTGAAAAAATCGTGATCGAATTTGCCAGTATGATCCTTGGGGCGGAATTGAAATTCCCGGTGTGCTGAAAGAGCCTGCGCTAATTTTATCATACCCCAAACTCTTTTTGAAGGTGAGCAATTAATTTTTGAGCCTCTAGCTTTGCCAAGTCCTTTTCGCCTGCTTCGATAAGCTGCTGTATGTCTACGATGGTTCGCATCCGGAACTCATGCTTTGCGGGCATCGTCGGGGCAAACGATAATGAGTAAGACGGCTTTATTCGAATCCCCTGCGGTGACTTTTTATCGGAAGCGAAAATATCAAACAAACTTTTCATTTTATGCTTTTTAAATGTATTATTTATTCGCCGTAGCCCGTGACGTTACCGCCCAACTTTTCCGGAGGCGTCAGAACAGACCGCAGGTTTTCGATCTTCTGCGGCGCGGTCGCTTCAATTTCGATCGCGGGATTTGTCGCCTTGAGTGCCGCTGCCGTTTCGGTCAGCACCTTTTCCGCATTGCCTGCGATTTTTATCTTCACTTTTGGCCCTTTTAGCCTTTCCAGCCATACTTCTAGTTTTTCAAGATCGTGCGAGATTAGTCTGCTGTAGGGCGCCGTTCGCTTTAGAATCTCGCGCAGCACATCGACCCACCTAGAGTATCCCTGCATTATTTCATCGGCCTGTTTTAGCAGATGATGGCAACGCCTGATCGCCTCTTCTTTTTCCTTTTCGCCACAAAGGGAGACTTTTAAACGCGCCCGCAGTTCGTCAATGATGGTTTCGCCGGAGCCCAAAAGCTTGTGAAGTCGTCGGATTTCCGTCTGCCTGCGCATTGCCGTGATCGCAAAAATGATCATTGACAGGATTGCTGCTATTCCAATGATCGATGTTACAAATAGTTGCATGTTCTTTTTGTTTGATGACTTTATCCCTCCAGGTCTACCAGACCCAGCAAGATGTTTACAGCCAATTTTTCCCGGATATCTGCAGCGCGGTAGTTGTCGACAAGGTTACTCATTTCGGCGGGGATTTCAGTTCTCTGCGCCTGGCAGCGGGGATCGAATTTTTCGTTCCGCACGAACCCAACCAGGTCCTTGACATGGAATATCTCGGCCAGCCGAATGAAGGTATCGACCCCGGGGAATGCTCGCCCCTCTTCATATGCTCCGAATGCGGGTCGGCTCACGCCAACAATTGAGGCTGCCTTCTCTTGGGTCCATCCCTTGAATTCTCGCGCCTTTTTTAAATTAGCTCCAAATATTGCTTTCATTTTTGAGGATATTTTCACTTTAGCGGGTAGGATGTTCCACGTAAAACTGGTCAATTTTCGCTATGCGATGATGCCGGCCTGCATACACTTGTATACAGCGTTCGCCTGAGACGTTGCTTTCATTTTGTCTAGCACGCTCGCCATGTGGTTGGCTACGGTTCGCCAGGAGATGCCGAGATCGCGGCCGATCTCCTTGTAGCAGTGTCCTTCTGCTGCCATTCTGATCACCTGGATCTCCCGGCTGCTGAGCTTTAATAGGTCGTTGGATAGTGGCATTGGATGTTATTCTTTGTTGAGTAGTAAGTACTTATTGCTGATTACTTTGATCGCATACCTTTCACAAGGTTGTCGATTGGATAGCCATCGAAGTCAATTTTCTCGCAAATGTTTTTTTCCCGGCAAACGATATAAGCGGGCAGGTTTAAAAGCATGGCTTCAGACCGGATGTGAAAGCGATCTCTGTGGGGTTGGCTCAATTTTCCTCCACAAAGCCAATTTTCAAACTTTCCCGAGCCACCACTAGAATCCGTGCGCGAAAAGGGAATGAATCGAAGCATTTCATCGCTAGTGCCCGAATAATGCTTATAGACCAAGCCGTATGTCCACTCTATGGCATACCAATTGTCGAGGCTGACTCGACTCAACTGCATTTCCAGGCGGGGATACGGCATTTGTTTTGAAAAGTCATCATTTTCAAATGCCCGGTGCATCTGCCAAGTCAACATGTTGAAATCAAATTGCCGTTCCAGTGATTCAATCTTTTCCTCAAGCTCCTGGATAGTCTCGTCTTTCTCTTCGAGTTGTTGGTTTAAACGTTCTGTAAGTGTCATTGTTAACTGCGTTCTCACTTTTCAGGGTAGGGATTGGATATCAATAGGTTATCTGATATGTTGGCCGGATTAAAACCCCGATAGAATCGACACGTCGAAAAAGACTATCAAGTAAGGGGCTTTGGAAGAATCCGGGATCAATCTGCTCCCAAGTTCCGAAGGGATGTTGCGCCTCTTCCAGCTGCCGTATACGAAGCTCAAGGCTATCCATTCGAAGCAGGATGAGATAGATCGGATTATTGTCGTTCCAGAATGTAAGGCCGCCGGCATGCCAGCAGTCTGCGGAATCTTCGACAATATGGCCCGTCCAGCTATAGCCCCCTTCGGGTGCCATATTCGCGGTGTCGAAAATAAAGGTTTGGAACCCCGTCGTAATTCTTCTGCTAGGACATCGTCCCGCAGCACTTTAAAAAGATTGACTACCATATCCCATTTGTCATTGTAGACCTCCGCAGAACTTCGCCTTTTCCTTAGCAGCACGCTGCCGGCGCCGCCAAAGCACTCCACGTAATTGCTGTGCTTGGGAAAATGACTAATGATCCAGGGAGCCAGCAAAAACTTTCCGCCGTGGTATCGTAATATGGGTCGTTCTATTGGCATATGCTCTATCTTTCAAAAGTGTTTACGCAAATGAATCCACTACTCTTTCGGCCAGCATCTCCATAGCCGGCGGCGTTACGGCGTTTCCACATTGCTTGACTTGGTCGCGGCTGTTACCCAGGACGACGTAATCGTCCGCGAAGGCCATTCCTCGTTTCACCTCCGGGGCTTTCAGCATCCGGTAGAAACAATCTTCGATGTCTGGCGTTTTGAAACTAGCGAGGCCGTGCCGATCTACAGCCGTAAGCGATCCCATTTCCTGGCTGATGTGTTTCAGGCATAGACTACCATTGTAGTTGCTCGCCAAGAAGCTATTCCAGGAGTCGGTGGTTACTAAGCCGGAATGAATTCCACCGGCGGATATGCAATTCAACGGGTCCATGGAGGATATTGTCGTGCTCTGACCGCGCATAACAGTAAGGAAGGGCGGCGTTACTACGCCCATGCCCTGGCAGGTTGTTTGGGTCGGGAGGGCTTCCCCAGCGGATTTGACATTGGCCGTGACAAGCATGTCCGTGTGTCTCACGGTCTGTGGGCGCAGCGGTTGACTAGCCGGAGCGGCTTTATAGTCGTGCTCCAACTTGACGATGAAAGGAACGAACAGCCCGTGGTGATCCTGCGAGGTGATGGCGCCAAGACTATCCGACATGGACTTTGTATAGCCAGGAGAATAATTAACCACTTGAAATGGGGAAGACCCGTATTTTTCTATGCCAGCCTCAATCCTGGTCATGGTTTTCGGCACCAGCTTCTTTCGTCTATCCCCTATCCGGGTGCCCAGGTCGGACCAATCGATGCAATTGAAGGCGGCATAATAATAGGGCTCTACCACCCGGCCGCAGGATGGGCAGCAATACAGATATTGCGTCTTATATTTGCCGGCCTTGACGTTGGGGTTTTTCCAGGTCTGGACAGAATGAACGTCTTTCCCGCAGTTCTGGCAGTAGGCCGCGGGGGTAAAGTCCAGGTTCGGCGCCCTGTTCCCTTTCCGCCAAAAAACAATGTACATCCTATCCCGGCTTTGTGGCGTGGGGTGACAATGCATACTGTTTAGGTAAACGCATTTGTGTTCATAGCCGAGCGACCGCATGGCATGTAGCCAGGATTCGAATGGCACCCAGCTGCGGGCCTCCACCACATTCTCAACAATGATTGCGTTGTACTTGTGAAATTCTGAAAAGCGGACCACGTCCCACATGGTCGCCCGCGATCTTTCGGCGGCAGGATCCAGTTTTCCTTGTTTGAAGAGCTCTATCTGCGTTTTGGCGCGCTTCCGGCCCGACGCCGGCGAATGGTTCGTGCATTCCGGGCTGGCAATCAAAACGTCCGTTGACGGGTAACGCCGCGGATCGCTGGCCGATATATCCGTGCAGTCATGCATCGTCTCTGGAAAATTGGTATTGTGCGTTTCAATAGCCAGAGGCCAGTGATTCAGGGCCACCTTGACCTCGATGCCGCCGCCTTGCTTTCGGGATAAATTCCGAACACCCTGGGAGCTGCCGCCGGCGCCGCAGAATAAGTCTTTAAAAGTCAGATATGAATTCTTTTTAGGCATTAATTTGTTTTTGTTCTGTTTACAACTGTCTTTCTGCACTCGCTATCCCCATGGGAGAAGAGTTGCCGAGCTTGACGTAATCTTTTATCGTGGCGTCCGGATCAAGCTTGATCAGCGCGTCGATCCTGGCCGTTTCTTTCTCCAATGCTGACGGCCTCTTGAACAGGCGAAGTATCTTCTTCCATAACTTTCCCGTATAGCTCTCTTTTTTTATCAAGCAATAATTTTGTGATCTTCTCAAAATCTTCCTGAACCTTCGAATCCGACTGACAAAGACCAACGATCCTGTTGATTGAACTCAGCACCGAAGTATGGTCCATGTTGAATTCATTGCCAACGCCCGTCGCATGAAGCGGACTGTGCCGGTAAAGGAAAAACTGGGCCATCTGGCGCGGGTAAAGAATGGCGCGGCGTCGGCAACGAATAAGCATCTGATCTTTTGCGACTCCGAAATAGCTCTCGACAATTGCCATTACCTCGAATTGATCAAGCGTCTTATCCTCTATTTTCAATTCCAATTTGGGTATGAAATTTTCATCTATGTAGGCCAGTATTGCCGTCCCTAGCTTTTCCCGGGGGTGCAGGCGGATCAGTCTGTTGACCTCCGAGCTTATCGACTGCGATGTATATACTTTTGGAATTGCCATTAATTTGGATGTAAGCGGTTAAGTTTTTCAGGAAGGGTTTTATAATTGAGGGCTGTAAGCCGGATGATTCGATACCCATGTGCCTCAGCTAAAAAGTACTTGTCTGTGTCCTTCGTATAGCCGGTAATCGTTGTGTGACCGCTCTTCGCGCTCATTAGCCCTTCGTACTCGATGGCAACTTTTATCGCCCTTATGCAATGATCAAATCTGTAGTCCCGGTCCTCGTCGAACTTAAATTCGTTCTCCAGCTCAAGACCATGTTCCGCGCACCAGATTTTCAAATACCAGCCGATCCACGCCTTTTCCTTCGACGGCTTCACGAACACCTTTCCTTTGTTCGCCTTCAGCTTTTTGGGCTTATCAGGGATCACGGCGGCTACTATCTTGCCCTCCTTCAGTAATTTGTTGATATGGGATAGGGTCCATTTCATAGGTCGTCTTTATAGGGAAGGTTGACAGGTTTCCACATTGTCTTCACCGGCGCAGGACCGACAGAGAGTTCATCGAAGCCCTCAAATCGTTGTATCTCCAGCTTCGCAATTAGCTTCACCGTGTCGAGGCTACCGTTCCGGTGCTTAGCGATCTTGATGTGGGTTTCCCCCTTGACCGATCCGCCGTTCTCATCAGTCATCACCCCGTAGTATTCCGGTCGGTACATGAACATGACCATATCAGCATCCTGTTCAATGGCGCCCGATTCCCGCAGATCCGCGAGGACCGGCGTCTTGTCCGTTCGGCTCTCCACGGCCCGCGATAGTTGGGACAGGGCGATCAACGGCACCTGCAGCTCCTTCGCCAGTGCTTTGAGCGATCGGGAGATTTGGCTGATCTCCTGCTCCCGGTTCGCCCCTTTGCCGGCCGTTCCGCCCATCAGCTGGAGGTAATCCAGGATGATAAAGCCCAGCCTGTGCTTGTTTTTCAATCGGCGGCACTTAGCCCGCAATTCGAAGATGTTCAGCGCGGGCGTGTCATCGATGAAAAGAGGTGCCTCGGCTATTGTATCTAGCCCGTGCTTGTACATGTAAGCCAACTGCTCATCGTTGATCCGGCCCGTCTTGATGCTGTCCAGCCATATTCCGGTTTCCGCGGAAACCAGGCGTTGCATGAGCTGGCCCTCGGACATTTCCAGCGAAAAGAAGGCGGTAGGGACATTGCATCGCAACGCAGCGTGACGGGCAAGATTCAAGGCTAAAGCCGTTTTACCGACCGCCGGGCGGGCTGCCAAGATGATCAGGTCGGTATCCTGCCAACCGTGGGTGATGTTATCGATGCCGCCATAGCCCGCCGGTATGCCGGTCATGGCGCTGTCTTGCGCCCTCAGTTTCTCCAGACGTTGAAGGAACCGGACCATGGAGGCCGAGACAGGCGTGATCTTCCCCCGGTCGTTACTGTCCATGATCGCGGAGATGCCCTTTTCAGCCTTATCGAGGAGCTCGAAGGGGTCCTGAGTGTCTTCGTATCCGGCTTGCACCATCTCACCGCCTACCCGGATCACTTCGCGTGCCATCCAGCATTCGACTATCTGCCGGGCGTGAGAGGCTATGTTGGCCGATGAAGCGACTCCTTTCGTCAACTCGACAAGATGGTAGGCACCTCCTACCGCATCAAGGCTTTCCATGCGCTTAAGCTCTCCGACTACAGTGATTTCATCTATATCCGCACCTCTGGAATCCAGGCTCAGGATGGCGCGATAGATGATCTGGTGACCTTCTCGATAGAATTTTTCCGGTGAAAGCAGATCTGTCACCTCGGCCAATGCTCTTTTCTCGACCATGATCGCACCGAGGACCGCCTTTTCAGCTTCCAGGTCCTGCGGAGGAATTTTCCCATAGACCATGCTCTCCAGGTCGACGGCCGGTGTCTTTCTTCTCTTTCGATCTTTGTTTAAGTTAGTGAGGTCCATTTAGTTGCCGGAGTTTCTGTATTTGCCTTCTATGATTTTCAGGTAGTTCGTGTCGTTCTCGAATATCCAATCCCAGTCGATCTTCCAATCGTTTTTCTTACCCTGCAGGTAGTCGCTTTGATTGATCTCGGTTAAGATTTTAATGAAGTCAAAAGCGGGCTCCCGGATGCGAGTTTTAAATTTCTTGAGCCGGCCTTCGCTGGCATTCTCCACCTGAGCGACGCCGTATTTTTTCACCGAAAGATTCCACAGATCCATGTAGGGTTCGATAAAGTTCGGGCGACATTCGGCGATAAAAGCGCCGACCGCCTTTCGCTGCTCTTTCACATCAGCGAGCTCGCCGACTGTAGCAAGAACCTCCTGGTAGGCGGCTTTTACTTCAGGGCTGTCAGCCTTATCGATGCGTATGTTCGCCCGACGAGAAGGTTTTCCCCCAGCCCCCTTTCCATCCTTTTCTTCTTCCTTATCCTCTTCCTCTTCCTGTAGGGTATTTATACCCTTTGTATACCCTTTGTATACCCTATCAAGGAGATTATATTTACTTAAAAGAGCTATTATTTTCTTATGTGGCTTGCAGTCCTCCGACAGTCGACCATACTGAAATTCCACAAAACCGGGTATGAAAAGTTTGTCATCATTGAACACCTCGATTCTGTCTGCTTTATCCGAATTGACTGCCGGTAAAAGTTCATCAAGGGTTACTTCTTCACCTACGAAGTAGCTCAAGGTCTCCATGTCTATTACCCATATTCCAGCCGCGTTACATTCGTCAAAAAGAAAACGAATGGCGCACTTCGTCTTGGGTTTCAATTTGCGAAACCAAGGCTCGCGGTTCAGGTTTGTGTCTGTAAAACGCTTCAAGGTGTGGATTTAAAAGGGTATATCTTCTATAGATGCACATTCATTTTCCTGCACGGGCTCTTCTGGGAAAGGATCAAACGAAAATGAAGCCCCTACTCTCTCCTGCAGTTGAAGCCGGATGTCCGTTTCGAATTTGCTTAAGGGAGGCAGAGTAGGCTTAGTCTGAGCATATCCCCGCATTCTACCAAAGGTCATACCTTCGAAAAAATCCAACCGATACTCATAAAGGAAAATATTGGGCAGCATATCTGTCATATAGACAAAGTTGCCGTAGGTATCAATCTTTTTGCCTACCAGATGAAACTTGAAGGAGATGGAGGTATTTTTCAGCCTATCGCCTATGAGTTGTTCGATCGCTTTGGCGTATCCGACGGCCTGCAACAAAACGCCCACGTTAATGACCTCTTTTTTTAATTCGTATACATCCACCGAAATTGTCCTATATCCGCCTACCTTTTTGTAGATGGACACAGCCACAAGGTCGGCGATACCGTATGAGCCTAGATTCAATTGTCGGAACCAAATTGGAGAGAGAGGAACGTACAATCCCTTATCGTTGACAGACTCGGGATTGCGCAACGCGGCATTGTAAATGAGGTCTTCGACCTCCTTTTCAAGAATATTCATTCAAAAGGCTTTTAATAAGGATATAGGGCAAAATCGGATTAAAAACTACAGGGCTACTTCACCTGTTCGAATAGGGCGTACATATCGGTCTGTTTTCCCGGCTCACCACGTTTGAGCATCCGATACAGCATTCTGGCGGTTTCCAAACGATGGGTAAGCAGATCCAGGCTTCTCGTTCCCCGGGCTACGGCGGACCGGTATTGAACCTCA